CTTCGGTCAGGTTCAGATCGTTCCGGACCGCTTTTCTCCTCCCGGTGATGTGTTCGTCATCGACCCGGAGTTCGTGAAGATTGCCGACCTTCAGCCCACTCGTCAGCTCGATTTGGCTCGTACTGGTCATACTGAGAATAAGTTGATCCAGAGCGAGTATACGTTGGAAGTATGCAACGAGAAGGCTTTGGCCCTCGTTCGCGCAACTCAGGGTTAATCTTTAACCAACACGCCCTAGGGGGATAATCCCCTAGGGCAATTTTAAGAGGATAAAATGACAAAGCTCCCCAAGAAAGAAGAGATTACCTGGTGCGAAGTCACCCCTCTCGGTCGTCGTCGCCTTGATCCTTATAACTCTCGCTACGTTGGCCTCGATGAAACCTATGTTCTTGATTCTAAAAAGGCTCAGGCCCTCGCTGACATGGGCGAAATTGAGATCGTCTCTGAAGGCGTGCCTTCGCCGTGGGCACCCAAAGTCTCCTCCCCCGCTGTTAAGTCCACTGAAACTTCCAAGGATAAGTAAAGATGGCAAAAAAGAAACCGAAGCATTCTAAGCATTCTAAGCCCCCTAAACCCCCTAAGCCTTCTAAGCCGGGTATGTTCAAGTGAAAGAAGAGATCTTCTTCGACGGTCTAAAGTCCGAAAAGATGATTATTCGGACCACCGAGGATGTTGAACCCGTTATTGATGAGGTTACGGCTTACCGTAATTCCACTACAAACGGTTTTAGCCAGTCGAAGAACTACCGCAAAATTGGATCGATTCCCATGATCGTCGTGCACCAGTGGCTGACAGAAAAGGGGATCGATCTAATGGCTCCGGGGAACGAAAAGTACGTTCGTCAGGCGCTAAATGAGATGAGCAAATTCCGCACTGTTGATAAGGCGCTCTGATGGCTTGGCCAACAAATTTCCAGGGTTGGATTGCTAGAGTTAAGAAATGGCTAGATGTGCCGGATCTTGATGATGACGTTTTTGGTTTCTGTCTTGATAGCGCAAACGAGCGCTTGAACAGAGACCTTTCTAGCCAGTGGATGGAAAAGACTTACGAACTGGTGGTTGAAGACCCATCGCAGTATTTTAGCGTGCCGTCTGAGATTCGTGATTATAACCGCATGCGTCTTGTTACTGTTCGCGGTAGCGAGCCCCTTGTCGTCGTTGCTATCAACGAATTTAAGATCGAGATGCTTAATAACAATGACGTTACACCCCGTGTTTATTGTATAAGCAATATGGAGTTGATGATTTGGCCTCGTCCTACCAAGGACTCAATTATCGATATTGATTATTATGCTAAAATTCCTGCTCTTTCTTCTGACCAGGATGAAAATGTTTTCTCTACTAAGCATCCGGACGCTTTGCTTTACGCAGCGCTTCTGGAGGCTACCCCGTTTCTTCAAGAAGATGAACGTCTTGAGACTTGGGCCATTTTTTATACTGGTATAAAGGATTCTATTAATCTCTCAGCCGACCGCGCTACTAAAGGGTCTACCCCTCTCAAGCGTGAATTCAAAGTAATGTAAGGAGACAGGCACATGCCACGTGAAGACAATTGGGGAGGCGGCTACACGAATGGTGGCCGTTTTGAAAGCAGCAGCAGCAGCAGCTCTTCGCGGAGCGGTGGATCGAATTACGGGTCTCGGAGCGGTGGTGGTGGCGGTGGCCTGACCACTGGAAACGTATGGCACGGCAACACAGCTTTTGGCCCGTCGGGCGGCAGGGCGTCTGGGTACGCCACGGCGTCGGGCGGCGGAGGCGATGTTGGTCCAGGCTACACCAACTACTCAAACTTCCGCACGCCTTCGGGTGGTGCAATGTTTCCTGGGGTGTCTGGGTCGTTTGGTGGTATGAACATAGGTCAGGCCCTTAGTAAGGCTCAGCAACAACAAGGCCTTATTAGAAGACTGCAAGATATGTATTATTCTCCAGTCAGCGCACCGCTAGGAGTTCCGGGCGCGCCGCCACAGGCTCCCGCCGCACCGGGTTTCGCTGGCTATCAGGGCTTTTACAAGAACCAGCTTCTTCCGGGGATGTATCCGGGTTCCTACCAGTACAACCCGACGAGCCGCCCTCAGCAACGCGGCCCATCGATGATATTTGGTGGTGCTGGCTTGACCCACTATAAGGATCGTTAATAATGTCAGCAGGAAGAAAAAATATTGTTGTTGAAAAAGGGTCTACCTTCCTGCTGACCCTTGTTTGGAAGGACCACAACAGAGTTCCTATAGATCTTACCGGGTATACAGCCCGTATGCAAGTTAGGAAATCTTATAGCAGCGCTGAAAAGTTGCTTGATTTAACTACCGAGAAGGGCTGTATTGTTCTTGGCGGTGTTTCTGGCACTATAATGATTAACGCTCCCGCTGACAAGACATCTATTATACATGATAACATTAGAAGCGGTGTTTATGATCTTGAAGTGGTTAGAGGTTTGAATGTTAGGCGTCTAATTGAAGGTGAAGTTGATATTCGTCCTGAGGTAACACGGTGAGCGACGCAATTATCATTGAAGACCTTGACAAGACAGTAATAGTTGAAGTCGAGGAAACCGAGTTTATAATTTCCAGTGACGTCTTAGAAGGCCCTCCTGGCCCCATTGGCCCTCAGGGCCTCATTGGCCCCAGAGGTTATGAAGGTCCTCAAGGCATTCAAGGCATTCAAGGCGACAAAGGCGACAAAGGCGAACAAGGAATTCAAGGTATTCAAGGCCTTACCGGCCTTACTGGAAGCAAAGGCGACAAAGGAGACAAAGGCGAACAAGGTATTCAAGGTCCTCAAGGAATTCAAGGCATTCAAGGCCTTATTGGCCCCACTGGTCCTAAAGGTGATATTGGCCTCCAGGGACCTATTGGCCCCACAGGTGCTAATGGCCCTTCTGGTGGTGTTTGGAGGACGGCTAATGGTCTTCCAAGTAATTCTCTTGGCGACAATGGCGACTTTTATCTTGATGATAAGACTGGTAATGTCTACCAGAAGGTCAGCGGTTCTTATGTGTTTGTGATTAACATCCTTGGTCCTACTGGCCCTGGTTCTGGAGATATGTCTAAGTCTGCTTATGACCCAGACGGTGACGGAAAGGTAAACGCGGCAGTATCCGCTGATCAAGCTCCTTGGTCTGGTATAAGCGGAAAGCCTGCTACTTTTGCGCCTTCAACTCATAACCACCCAATATCTGAAGTAGCGGGTCTTCAGACGGCCCTTGATGCCAAGCAGCCTCTCGATGCCGATCTTACAGGCATCGCCGCGTTGACCGGAGACGGTTACCTTACGCGACTTGGTGGCGGATGGGCGTTGTCGGCTGAGAGCTTTGCGCCTCTAAACCACACCCACGCCATCATTAATATAACCGGGCTTCAGACGGCACTTGATGGCAAGGCGGCAACTTCCCACACGCACGCTGTGAGTGACGTTCTTAATCTTCAGACTACACTTGATGGCAAGGCGGCAGCTTCCCACACTCACACTGTTGCTAATGTTACGGGGCTTCAGACGACACTTGACGACAAGGCTCCGCTTGCGTCTCCGGCCTTCACCGGAGCCCCAACGGCACCACAGGCGGCGGCATACTCTAACACCCAACTCATCGCCAACACGGCTCAGGTCCACTCGACCGTTACGACGGTACCCGAGAATTACCAGGCGGCATCCTACACGCTGGTGCTGGCGGACGCCGGGAAGATGATCACGTTCGACGCTTCCGCCGCCGTAACTCTGACGATTCCTCCCTTCGCAAACGTGGCCCTTCCTATCGGAACGCGCATCGACCTGATTCAACTCGGTTCCGGTCAGGTCTCTGTAGCCCCCGGCGCGGGCGTCACGCTTCTCAGCCGGGAAGCCCATAAGAAGCTTTCAGCAACGTACTCGGGAGCGACCCTGTGGAAGCAGGGAACGAACACTTGGATTCTCGTTGGAGACATTATGGCGTGATGAAAACATCCCTTCTAGCAGCAGCAGCGGTTGCGGGCGGTCTGATTCTTCCAGCAACGCCTCCTCTTGTGTTTCCGAAGCCCGCCATCATCAAGCCTGAGAACCTTGATTTCTCCAGGCATCTCCTGTTGGGGATGCCGCTCACGATGGGAATGCTGTCCTCGTCAAAGGTGGCAAAGAAGGTTCTGACGATCAGTTATGCTGGCGGCGAAACATCGACTGCAGACCTTAGCAGTTATAGTTTTACAGGCGCAAAGATAGGAACTCCCGCTCCTGATCGATACATTGCAGTTGTCGTCTGTGGTGCCAGCACCGCTAGCAGGACAGTCAACAGTGTCACTGTTGGCGGCAAAGCTACGACCAGACAGCACCAACCATCCTCCGCGTCAAATATGTATCCTTCTGGGCTGTTCATAACCAACGCTACAGTGGAGTCGGGTACTTCGGCTACCATCAACGTCTCTATGTCAGGTGCCTGTACGGGCTGCGTTGCGGCTGTTTATGTCATCTATGGAAGCTCTGCCATTTCCGTGTTGGCAAGAGCAAGCAGCAGCAGCAACCACACTGTTAATGCTGAAGCAGGGGGTATCGTGATCGCTGCCGTCCAAACTGATAACAGCATATCGGGATCAACTAACTTTTCGGGCATGACCCGGAGCTTCAATAATGTCGTCGAGGGCGGTGGGTATGCGTCTGTAGGCACAGCGATGGTTTCTGTTTCTGGCCTCTTTAGCGTCACGATGACTACTAGCAGCGTCAATGACAGAAACTCCCAGCACACAACTTCCCTTATAGCTGCTTAAGGCTTCAAACGATGAACATGCGAACCAGCGCCAAGGGCATTGACCTCATAAAGCTTCACGAGGGCTGCTGCCTCGTTGCTTATCCTGACCCAGCTTCTGGGGGCATCCCGTGGACCATAGGCTATGGCAGCACACACGGCGTTCATCCCGGCATGAAGATCACGCCCCAGCAAGCCGAAGATATGCTGGTTGCCGACCTCACGCAGTTCGAGGACGTTATAAACGAGCACGTGAAGGTGCCGCTGGCCCAGCACGAGTTCGATGCGCTTGTCTCGCTGACCTACAACATTGGTCCAGCGAACTTTCTCAGGTCGTCGGTTTTGCGCGACATCAGTGCTGGCAATAAGCACGCTGCTGCAGATGCCTTCCTGATGTGGGACCGCGCAGCCCATCATGTCATTGCAGGGCTTCATCATCGCCGCCTTGATGAGCGCGCCTTGTTCCTGTCGGAGAAGGAGTAACCGCATGACCCCGAACTACCAAGCCGTCGTTGCTATTATGCTGGCTCTCACGCTCATGCTGTTTATCGTGTGCAGTGCAGCCATCACCATCACGGGCGTGGGCATGGATGATAAAGCCCTCGGCTTCTGGCAGAATTTTCTCAGCACGCTCATCGGTGGCCTGATCGGCTACATCGCCGGAAACAAGGAAGGACAGAAGTAATGTTTGAGAATATGATTGCCGGAGCCATTGATCCAGAAATGGCTAAAATCCTCAAGCTGGTGCAGCACGCCCTTGAGGGCGTCAAGACACGCCTTGAGGCCCAGCATGCCACGGGCGAACCCATCGCCATGCTGTCAGCCAAGGCTCAACTTGATGCCATTGCGGCATGGGCTCCTGCCGTGGACGAGATGCTCAAGGCCCTTGAGGCCAAGCCTGTGGCCCATCCTCCATTGCCGACAGGACATCGTTGAGATTTCCAGAATGAATGACCGAGTGCCTATGTTATATATTGACGGCGCGCTCGTCGTGTGGTATAATTAGTAGAAACCGATATTCGCGTGCGAATATTATTCGTTAGGAAATAAAATGCCCGATACATTTACCCAAGTTTTAAAATTAACAAAACCGCAAGTTGGCAGTTCCGTTGATACTTGGGGTCCTAAGTATCATTCAGCCATGGATGCTATTGACGATTTATTCACCGATCCTGATAATAAAATTCTTAAGTTGGAACATGGTGGAACTGGTGGTAATAGCCAGTCGTCTGCTAGAACGGCTATGGGATTAGGTGCTCTAGCCGTTCTTAATACGGTTGATACTTCTCGAATTAGCGATTCTTCCATAACAAATCAAAAAATCGCTGACGGGGCTATAACAGCTTCAAAGGTGTCTTCTGATGTTGCTTTTCCTTCTGGTACCCGTATGCTGTTTCAACAGTCTACGCCCCCCATAGGCTGGACAAAAGACACTACTCACAACGACAAGGCTTTGCGCGTTGTAAGCGGCTCAGTGTCGTCAGGTGGTTCTGCATCTTTTAGTTCTACATTCGCTAACCGTAGTTTTTCTGGTTCTACTGGTGCCCAAACAGTATCTGGAACGGTTGGAACAACGGCGCTTGATGTTTCGCAAATTCCTTCGCACAGCCATTATGTCGCTGGTCCTGGGGGTGGAACTGAAGGTTCGTTATCTAACGCTAATTATCTTGATTTTGCTAATAGTGATTCTTCAAATGCTAGCTACAGTCTTCGTGGTTCTTCTGTTGCTTCGGACAGAGGCTTTGCTAGTTATAGCGGCGGCGGCGCTGGTCACACCCACACTTTTAGCTCTAACCCTCACACCCACACGTTCTCTGGTTCCTTAGATGTGGCTGTTCAATATGTAGACTTTATCATCGCTACAAAGAATTAATTATGCAGATTAAACCGTCAAACTTTTGCCCGCTTATCAAAGAAGACTGCAAAGGTCTTGGTTGTTCTTGGTTTACTCAGATCCGTGGTACTAACCCCAATACAGGCAAAGAAGTTGATGAATGGGGGTGCGCTATAGCTTGGATGCCAGTGCTAATGATTGAGAATTCTCAACAACAAAGGCAAACAGGCGCCGCTGTAGAATCGTTTCGTAATGAAATGGTGCGCGCTAATGAAACTAACGTTCACTTAGTTTCTACTATTATAAAAACCCCGGCTATGATCGAAGGGAATAATTAATGCCAGGGAATAATCTAGCGCTCGTGCTGCCCCCCGGAATTAACTCCGATGTGTCTCGCTACATGGCAAAAATGTCGTGGTGGGATGGTAATCACGTTAGATGGAATGACGACGGCGTTATGCAGCCAGTGGGCGGTTGGCAGAAGATTTTTTCTTTAACCACCCCAGTTGCCAGTGCTATAACCGAATTATTTTCATGGGCTGATAACAGTTCTATCTCTTATCTTGCTATTGGGGCTTTAGACAGGGTAGTAGTCAGAAACTTTAATGACGGTAGTATGTACGATGTTACCCCAGACGGCCTTATTGTGTTTTCGTCTAATATGGAAGGGTTTGGGTCCGGCGCTTTTGGTATTGGTCGTTTTGGTTTAGACAGTTACCATAATACTGATGGCGGTATAATCAACAAATTTAGGGTTGGTTATTGGACTTTTGAAAATTGGGGTGAAAACCTTATTGGTATTCATGCTAACGATTCCAGGCTGTTTATGTGGGACCCGAACACCCCTACAACTAAAATGGCAGAAGTAACTGGTGCCCCTCTTGGCCACAGACTTTGCATAGTTACTGATGAACGCCACGTTATGTTGATGGGTGGTTTTAGCAACCCACGCAGAGTCGATTGGTGTTCTCGCGAAAATATCGCTGATTGGACAGCTAGCGCTACTGATTCAGCTGGCGGCTGGGAACTT